ACAAGACTTTGAAGATTACAAGTTTAAGAAAACATATCAAGCACCTGAGTTAGTAGAAAGGTTACAGCAAAACAGAAGCTACCAACCTCCTTCAGTATTACAAGGTTTATTTAGTGGTTTTATAGAAGAATCTCAAACACCTATTAGCTATAGTTCAGAAAACAATTATGCCCAAACAGTAGCAGATCAAATACGTAACCTTAAATCATTCCAATCACTGTCTGAAGATCAAGTGCAAAATAGGCTGGGCTTGTTTGAAGACTCTTTACTTCAAGAAGCAGTTATGCAAAATTTATATGGAGCAGGCGGTAGATGAGTACCACATATTTGAACATAGTCAACGAGGTACTACGTAGGCTACGAGAGGATGAAGTAACTAGTGTAGCACAGAACACTTACAGCAAGATGGTAGGTGACTTTGTTAACGACGCAAAGCGTACTGTAGAAGATGCACATCAGTGGTCTACACTACGCACAACTATTGTAGTGACTACTGAAGCAGATACTGTAGATTATGCCTTGACAAATGCCGGAGAACGTGTTAGAATATATAGTGCTATTAATGACACTTCTAATTTTTTTATGCGTTATGAGTCACCTAACTGGTTTAATAACGCTTATTACATTTCTGGTGAAGTAACTGGCAGTCCTGACTCATATACGTTTAATGGTATTAATACTAATGGGGATACTAAAGTAAAAGTTTACCCTAAGCCATCAGGCGTATTTAGTCTTCGTTTTGACTTAATTGCTAGGGAAGCTGAATTGTCTGGTGATACAGAGACTACAGTTCTACCTAAGAACGCTATTGTACACAACGCTGTAGCTTTGTTAGCTAGAGAGCGTGGTGAAACCGGCGGCACTACAGCACAGGATTACTTCCTGATTGCAGACAGACACTTATCTGATGCTATTGCTTTAGATGCCTACAAGAATCCTGAAGAATTTATCTATACGGTACCCTAATGGCTCAACAAAGACAGAACATTTATATTGCTGCTCCGGGGTTCAAGGGACTTAACACACAAGACTCTCCTGTAACTCAAGACCCAGCCTTTGCCTCTGTAGCTGAGAATGCTGTTATTGACAAGTTTGGTCGTATTGCAGCACGTAAAGGCATAAAGAAGATTACTAGCTCTGCTACACCTCTAGGGTCTAGTAGTGGTATTGAAGCAGTGTTTGAGTTCTGTGCTAGAGACGGAACTAAAACTGTATTCTCTGCTGGTAACAACAAGATATTTACAGGGACATCTACGCTGTCTGAAGTAACGCTTCCCGGCGGTTACTCTATTACAGCAAACAACTGGAAGATTGTCAGCTTTAACAATGACGTTTACTTCTTCCAGAGTGGACATGCAGCACTTATGAGCGTTGCAGGCAGCACTACTCTTACAGCAGTTGTTAACGGCGCACACGCTGCACCAGCAGCAAATGAAGTGTTAGCTTCCTTTGGTAGACTTTGGGCAGCAGATGTAGCAAACAATTCCTATACAGTTTACTGGTCTGACTTACTGGACGGTGATGATTGGCATGGTGGATCAGCAGGCTCACTGGATATAACTACTGTATGGCCTACAGGATACGATGAGATTGTAGCTCTACAAGAGTTCAACAACTTCTTAGTTATCTTTGGTAAGCGTAGTATCCTAATATACAGTGGTGCTTCGTCTCCTTCCAGCATGACTCTATCAGACACTATTACTGGTATTGGTTGTATTGCTAGGGACAGTATACAGGCTATAGGTACAGACTTGATCTTCCTGTCTGACTCTGGTTTGCGTAGCTTAGGCAGAGTTATACAAGAGAAGTCTAACCCTATTGGCAATGTGTCCAAGAATGTTAGAGACACCTTGATGGCCTCAGTGACTTCAGAGACAGGTATTATTAAGTCTGTCTATAGTCCTGAAGAATCTTTTTACTTACTGTTGTTACCTACGTCATCAGAAGTCTATGTGTTTGACATGAGAGGTACACTAGAGGACGGTAGCTATAGAGCCACTACATGGAAAGACGTATCTTTACTTTGTGGTACTAGAACTACTGAAGGCTTACTTTACTTGGGTAGTTCTAAAGGCATTAATCAATACGATGGATTTCTTGATGATACCGCTACATACACAATAAAGTATTTTACAAACCCTATGTCTTTTGGTGATCCTTCAAAGATTAAAATGCTAAAGGAAATATCTTTTACGGTCATAGGTGGTTCAGAGAGTCAAGTAGTTGGCAACTGGGCTTATGACTACAGAGAAGACTATAGCACACAGTCATTTACTATAGCCAAAAGTGAACAAGCTGAGTACGGTATTTCTGAATACAATGTAGCTACTTCTCAATACGGCGTAACTAATGTAATTGATATTGCTAGTATAAAAGCTACAGGCTCAGGTAAAGTAGCTACAATAGGTATTGAAGCAACAATTGATGGAGGCTCTTTGTCAATACAAGAGTTAAACACTGAAGCACTTTTAGGTAGATTAATTTAATGAGTAACTATACAAAGACAGTAAACTTTGCAGCAAAGGATAGCCTGCCTTCAGGCGATGCTGCTAAGATTGTTAAAGGCACAGAGATTGACACAGAGTTCAATAACATTGCAACCGCAGTAGCAACTAAGGCGGACAGCGGGGTTATTACTGATGGCACTGTTACTACGGCTAAACTTGCTGATGATGCAGTAACGGCTGCTAAATTAGCCGCCAGTGCTGTAGTTACAGCCTCTATTGTAGATGACAATGTAACACAGGCTAAGATTGCTGATGACGCTGTAGGAGCAGATCAGTTAGCAGCAAATGCCGTAGTGACTGCTTCTATTGCTGACGATGCAGTAACAGGAGATAAACTTGCCAACAACATAACTATTGCAGGGGAGCTAGTAGTAACTGGCGACCTTACAGTATCTGGCGATGACATTACTATGGGTACAAATACCTCTGGTAATTTACTTATAGCAGATGGTTCAAACTTTAATTCAGTAGCTGTAGGTTCCTTATCAGAAATAAGTACAGTAGCTGGTGATGATGTATTCTTAGCAGTAGATACATCAGGTGGCGGTCTAAAGAAAATTACCAGAAGTACAGTTGTAGCAGGACTTGCAACATCAAGTGCTATATCAAATGTTGTAGAAGACACTTCACCTCAACTTGGGGGTGACTTAGATGCTCAAAGTAAAGACATTACAGCCGTAGGTATTTTAACAGCTAATAGTTCAGCAGGAGTTTACGGCAGTTCTTCTAGCCCTGTAGTATTTACAGTTACAGTAGCGTCTAAAACTTCAGCGCATCCATATAATGGAGACGGAAGTAGCTCAGGTTATTTTCTAAATGGTATTGAGTCTCCTGCTATTAGCCTACACGGTGCAGACAGCGTCACAGCTAACAGTGAATACGTTTACCGCTTTGATCAAGCAGACGGGTCAAACAGTGGTCATCCTTTGTTGTTTTACATGGATGCCGCTAAAACGACAGCGTACACCACGGGCGTAACAACCAACGGGACTCCGGGAAGTGCAGGAGCTTACACACAGATAGCAGTAGACAAAGAAACGCCCAGCGTACTTTACTACCAGTGTTCAAGCCACGCTTACATGGGCAACTATGCCTACAACGCAGCCTCTACTAACTTAAATGGCATTAAAATGCCGACGGCTGATGGAAGTTCAGGTCAAGTTTTAACAACTAACGGTTCTGGAACTTTATCTTTTGCTGACGCTGGTGGCGGGGCATATAACGATTGGCTTGTCAAAACCAGCGCATATACTGCTGTGGCTGGGGATCAGATTATTGTCAATAGCTCAAGTGCAACTACAATAACTTTACCCGCTTCTGCAAGTGCTGGAAACACAGTAATTATTAAAGCTACAGGTGGTGGCACTGTAACCATTGGGCGTAACTCACAGAAGATAAACTCAACGGCAGCAGACGGAACTTTATTAAGCGGTAGCAGCACTCAGCTTGTATTTGTAGACGCTACAATTGGATTCTTAGAGATTTAGAGGAGAAATCAGATGGCAGTTATTTTAGGCTCAAAACCACCAATACCCACAACACAGTTTGTTATAGGAACATCAAAGACTTTTACTTCTCCAATTACAGGAAGGGTCAAAGTCATCATTACTGGTGGTGGCGGTCAAGGTGCGTTCCTTGCTAATCAAAGCGCGAGCATAGATCAGAACACTGGGGATGCTACAGGCGGTGGCGGTGGCGGCTATAGTGAAAAAACTTTTGCTGTAACAGCAGGAGAAACTTTCACTGTCACTATTGGCGCTGGAGGCGCTACTACGTTGGCACCAAATGACATTAACTCCTCAAGAGTAGGAAACAATGGAGGCAACACTAGTTTTGTTACTGCTTCCGCAGCGGCATCTGTAAATATGGTTGCTAACGGTGGCGGTGGCGGACAGTTTAGCGCAGGCACTTCTAGTGCTGTTTCTACTGCTGGAGGAGCAGGCGGTACAGCTAGTGGTGGTGACTTTAATTACACAGGTGGCACTGGGGGTACTATCTCAAGAGTAGCCGGATGTCAGTATAATGCTATAACAACAGGAGGAGGCGCTGTTGCTCTCTATGGCACAGCCTTTAATGGCGGCAGCGTGACTATGACAGGCGCTGTTGGCGGTCAAGATAAAATTATTGCTACTGGCGGCGCAGGTGTTGGAGGTAATGGTGGTGATGTCCTTGGCGTTACTAGCACTGGTGCTTATTCCTACCTTAGTCCGGGGGGAAGTGCAGTCATCGCTGGCGTATCAAGTACAACCGACAATAATGCGAACAAAATGACCGGCTCAACCGCTGGCGGGCCTACTAGTTCGTCTACAATCAATATAATTGATGCTCATGGTACGGGAGGCTATTCCTATCATACTTATAACACTGGCACTTACTCCGGTAGTGGAGGTTATGGCGGCGGTAGTGGCGCTGCTTCAGGATGGCGTGATTCTTCTTACACTAATGAGTATTATCACGCTGCTCAAGGCGGGGGCTTTGGGGGTGGAGGTGCGGTAAGTTGGGTAAGCGGTGTAGACTCAACTAGCACCGCCAGAATAGGCGCTGGCCCCGGAGGAAATGGTGGCGGCGGTTCAGGTGCTTTTAGCGGCCCCTTTCATACTTGCACATCTGCAACAGGCCGTGAATGGGCCGCCGGTGGTAGTGGCCTTTGCATCATCATGTTTGTTTAACGGAGGCTACAATGGCTATTTACATTATAAAAAATGAAAGCAACGAAGAGATTAACCGCATTGTAGCTGACCTAGAGTTTGTTGAGGCAAACTACGCTGGTAGATACGAAGAGGCTATTCCTGCCCAAAGTCCTGTGCCAGCAGAAGATGCTGCAAGGCTGTGGAGGAATCAGGAGCTTGAGGATACAGATTACATTGCACCTTTGACTGACCACCCACAGAGAGCAGCGTATCTGACTTACCGTCAGGCACTACGGGATTGGCCTAGCACCTCAGACTTTCCAGACACTAAACCAACTTTAGGATCATAACGATGGAAAACATAATTGACATTTTTAACGTAGTAACTGCTGCTGTGGCTATAGCATCTCTTGTAACTGCTGTAACATCAGCACCACAGGACAAGCCTTGGGCAGTTAAGGTATACAACGTCTTAAACACTATTGCACTAAACGTAGGTAAGGCTAAAGACTAATGAAGCAGGAGCAGACGCAAACACTTGAATTAGCTTTAGAAGCACTAGAGAAGATAGCTCAACACGAGAAAGAATGTGGTGAACGCTGGGGTGAAGCAACTGCTGAACTCCGGCAGCTTAAAGAACTAGCTGCTGCTCATGCAATGAAG